AGTTTACTGGAATTGAAATGCCCCTATCAATCAGCAATACATTGGTCATATTTCAAGGATGGTTGCCCATCTAAATACTATACCCAAATCCAAGCACAAATGAGTTGTACAGGTGCTAAGTCGGTCTGGTTTGTATCATTTGACCCAAGGATGCCAGCTCGATCACAGTTGTATATAGAAGAAGTTATGCGAGAAGAAGAATTTATAAAGAAGATGGAAGATGAAGTAAAGCAGTTCTTGAATGAAGTAGAAATAGAGTCGCAATTAATGAAAGGTGAATGAAATGGATTTTAATTCTTTATTTGAATACAAAAATGGTGAACTTTATTGGAAAGTTGCAAGAAGCAATCGAGTTAAAGTTGGGCAAAAAACTGGTTGGGTTTCAAAAATAGGTTATGTCTATGTAAATGTAAACAAAATTCCAACTTATGCCCATAGAATTATTTTTGCCATGCACTATGGCCATTTTCCTGAACAAGTAGATCATATTAATGGCAATAAATCAGACAATAGAATTGAAAATTTAAGGGCAGCAACAAGGTCTGAAAATTATTGCAATTCTAAAAAAAGAATAGATAACACATCAGGATTTAAAGGAGTTCATTGGGAAAATGAACGCAACAAATGGCGAGCCTATTGCAACAAAAATGGTAAACGCTATGATGCAGGGTTTTTTGATGATATAGAAGAAGCGAAAAAAGCAATACAAATTTTAAGAAGTTCAATTCATGGCAATTTTGCCAAACATTAATTAAGGAGAACTATCATCGCAATCAAATACTACATAAAAGCAGCAGTTAGCGAGTATCAAGACAAAGATGGCAAGGCAAAAAAGAAGTATCAATCAATAGGAATCATCCTAGAGACTAAAAATGGGCTTATGTTGAAGCTAGAGACTATTCCCTTATTCTCTCTTAAAGATGGTTGTTTGATTGCTTATTTAAACGATCCTGAACCTAAAGATGCCTTTCCTAAAAGTTTAAATGATATACCTGAAGATGTCCCATTTTAAGGAGAACATGATGAGCCAATACGAATTAATTGTCCAAGCATTACATAAATGGATTAGTCCTCTTGATGCGTTACATAAGGCTGGTACAATGAAGTTATCTACTCGTGTAGGTGAACTGCGATCTAAGGGTTACATTATTGAAGATAGATGGCATGAAAGTAGGAAGTTCAAAATGTATAGATTGGTAAAGAAACCATGACACCATACACAACTAAAACTGGTGTTCAAATAGGTATTAATTATCAGCCTAGAACATATTTTGAGAATGATCGAGATATGCTTAGACTCCAAGAGGCACTCCTTAAAAAAGAGGTTTCTTGGTGGATAATATTCAAAAATATCTTTTGGTAGTTATCCAATCATGCTTGAGGCAGATGCTTGAACATCAGCAACTCGCCTCATCCAACCCTTGCCATAAGTTTCAAAAGTAGGTAGAGACTTATAGAACGCTTCTTTACTGTAACTGAACTTATCAAGCAAGTCTTTACCATCAGCCTCTTGAATCGCTTTCATGGTTGTTGGGCCAATAGCACCATCAGCAGTTACACCTAGGGCTTTTTGGATCATCTTACGAGCAGCCGATGGGCCTGCATTAATAGCAAAATCAAACACAGCGTAATCCACCCCAGTCGGTAGGTCATCGCCCTTTACTACATCCCAATAATCTCTTTTATAAAGAGGTTTAACATCTTCCTTCTTCAATGCCTTCATATCATCTTGAGTTACTTGATGTCCAATATACTTTTCCCAATTTGCTTGAGTACAGCCCCACATGGTAGAACCTTTACGACCATCAGGTAACTTATTGCCAGGATCTCTCTCATCATTAGTAAATCCGCCCTCATGGGCAATGACCATATCAAACGACTTATCCCAATTACTTAGCATTCTTCTTCATCTCCATTACTTTTTCGAGGGTTCTGCCACCAAAATAGAATGACATAATTAACATCCCCCACTGCCCTAGGAGTTCAACATAGTTGTTGTTTACCTCAATATCCCATGCGGACATCATACCAAAAGTGGTATATGTAACCAAGATAAATATAAGCGTCATAGGGCGAATGTTCTTAGATAGCCAAGAGTCTGACATCATATCAGCAGATTGTCGTTTAGTGAGTTCTTGTGCCTCTATATTATCTGCATTTAATTCAGCTAATTTACCTTCCTGTTGCATCTTTAGCAATTCTTGTTGGGCTTTAGCCTTAGCCTCTGGGTCTGGAATAAACTTATCTAGGACTTTCATGCCAACATCAAATAATGCTGTAAGTGGGAACATTATCTAACCTTTCTAAAATGTAATAAAGCTAAGTCAAATATGATAATAGATGCACCTATGTCTTTAGTTATCCAAAGAGGAAACAAGGTATCTACTGGGTACGCACCATACTCAAAGTAATGTAATGAACGCATAACTTGCACCATTAAACCCATAGTCATCACAAATATACCAATCTTAGACAACATACGCATTTCTGTAAAAAATCCTGAAAAAGCTAGAAACGCTACAACAAAGACTGCAATCAATTCAACGACTAGAATAGACATGAGCCAATGAATTAATGTCATTTCTTGGCTCTTTTGTGCTTAATTTCTTCTGCTACTTCGCCAATATCCATGTGCTCACGCTTAACCATGTAATTAGATACCCAGTTAATTACAGCAATACTACACAGACCTAGAATCCAAGCAAGTCCAATTAGCATATCTAACTTATCAGAACTAATACTTAACTTCTCAGCAACTAAACCTGTAAATGCAAAGCCTGCCATTGCAGAAATGCCACCAGCAATAAATACAGATGCAACTTTACCTTTTTCTTGTAGTTTTTCAGGAGTCCAAAACATAGCAAGACTCAGCCCACCAAATAAACCACCAAGGGCTGGTGCTAGTTTCTCAATAAGGAATCCTTCTGGAATCATTTAACAGTTAAATAATGAGAGATAAACCCAACAAAACTACTAATAGCTGAGACAAAAAGCATACCAGCCCAAAATCCACCTTTAGACTTGTTTGCCATTTCTAATAGTGTTTTGACATCATCACGCAACTCAGAAACTTCTCGTTCCATAGTCTCCATCTTTTGCCACATAACACCAACTTTTATAGGGTCTATCTCTGCCATATCAACTTTCTAAAGAATCCTTCAGTTTCTTAATAAATGCCTCTTTACCACCATTTAACTGATCAAGATTGAACTGAGCAGAATTAATCTTTCTATCTAAGTCGATACAATGATTAAATAGTGCTTGTTGCTCTTGTGTCATATCTTCGTAAATATAATCTACATCATCAATCGTTATTTGAGTTTTTTTCTTGTCTTGACTCATTTAATACTCCTAGGTTGGTTAAAAAATCTATGCACTCCAAGGTAGCGGTGTGTTCTCAGGGCTTGTAGGCGGTGTAATTAGGCTGTCAATCTGTCCTTGTACACAAGCCTGTGCGCTGTCTATTTGGTTCTCAGGAATCCAACTAATGACTAACGACTCAGTTAGACTTGCATAAGGCACAAAGGTAGTCTGGTCTGTAGAGTCAAACTGTGAGTTGCCTTGGATAGATGCAGTATAAGTGCCGTCTACTCCTGTTACCTGCCACAACGCATTACAGACGTAATTAGGGTCGGGGGTTTGAACGGTGTACATCGATGTAATAGTGGTGGTAAAGATTGTTGTCATGCTGATGCTCCTTTGTGATGACCATGATTGGCAAATTGACCGTGTGCCATTTCACGAAATAACTCCATAAATTCAACTGCTAATTCTTTAGATTGAAATACTCTTGCTATTTGTTCTCCACGAACCCAAAGTTTTGCTTGCCACTTTTGTTTTTGCTTGTTGAAGTGTACACCTTTAAACCCACTAGTATTTTTAGTGTTAATCTTTGTGTTATACATATTCTCAGAAACAGTTGCTAGGCGCAAATTTTCAATTCGGTTATTAGACCCATTACCATCAATATGGTCTATATTTGAAGGAATATACCCATGATGCATAAGAAACACTAATTGGTGTAAATAGTATTTACGCTTGTCATGTACCATTGTTAAATAACCACTTCCGTTCGGGCATCCTACTTTTTTTCCGTTTAAAACGCTTGGTCTATTTCTAGACAAGGTTCTTGGCTTCCAATGCAAATCCCCATCCCTGTACTCAAGCAGTTCTTGGACTTGTTGTTGGGTTAATGCCATTTAATTCTCCTTAAGGATGGGTTGCTTTGTATGCGTCAAATTCTGCTTTGAGTTCTTGAATTGCTGAAACAAGTGTTGCTACCAAGAATGAAGTATCTACACCTTGATATACAGGTTTACCATTTTCATCAACAGCATCTTTTTCACCAGTAACACAATCAGGAACAACGGCTTGTAGTTCGTGGGCAATAAAACCTTGACCATCTGAGCCGTCTGCTTTCCATTTGTAAGTTACAGGCTTTAGTTGCGCTACTGTAGCCAACGCACCTGTCATTGGCACAATGTTTTCTTTTAGTCGATAGTCTGATGAAGTATTGTAAGCAGTAGCAGATGCGGTTACTGAAATAGAACCAACTGATGTTCCTTGTCTTGCAAAAACTGCAACATCACCATCATTACCTATTCTATTTAATAATAAACAGGCATCTGCATTTCTAGAAACTTGTATTGAACTATAACCACCTGTGCTTGCATTACCTCCAATAACACAACCAGTAAGATTTGTTGTATTCCAAATAAGGTCAGTTGTAGTTCCAACTAAAAAATTTCCTACAGAATTAAAAAAACCTCTAGGATTCCCATCACCATCAGATAAGACGATGTAGTTACTTGCTGTACGGATGTCTAAACCACCTTGGTTGCCTGTGTAACGACCAATGATGGTATTTTTAGTTCCCGTACTCATACTAACACCACATGATGCACCAACAAATGTATTAAGATTGCCAGTTGTTAAACCATATCCTGCACTAATACCTATAAGTACATTTCCGTCTGCTGTTGTTTGACTATATCCTGCTTGATAACCTACTGCTGTGTTATTAGAGGCGGTGGTGTTTGAGAATAGTGCGCCATTACCCATTGCCACATTGTAAGAACCTGTAGTGTTAGCAAAAAGAGCCCCATAAACGCCACTTGTTTCATCAAAAGTTCCAAACGCTGAATTACTAGACCCAGTAGTATTTAACAATAATGCTGTTGAACCAAAGGCAGCATTACCTGTACCTGATGTATTTGTAACTAATGCATTAGAACCAAATGCTGTGTTATACCCAGCAGTATTAACATACAATGCTCGATACCCTACTGCCGTAACATTTCCAGCTGTACTACTATTATACCCTGCTTGATAACCTACTGCTGTGTT